TGATGTACACAAGAAGCTCTTTGCCGTTTGCTACGGCTCTATCAAGCGTATAGCCTGTGCTACCGTCACCTGTTATGGTTTGTGTGGCAAACGCTTGAAACTGCGTGGCTAGTTGATTACCAATATAAGGCATATTAGGTTATCTCCATAATACTTAATGCTCCTGAGAGTTTATCTGCAACTGAGCAATCTACTCTTAGTTTGTCTCCTGCTTCTAAAACAACTTTGTTTCCTGCGAGTAATTCTACAGAACTGCCCACAGGAATTGGTATATCTTTTGCTAAGAAAGCTGTTCCATTAGCTACGTCATTATTACCACCTCTACTACTTGTAGTGCTAACTAGCTCTAATTCTGCTGTAACTTGAGAAGTATGTATGTTTGTTAGTATTAATCCAAGAACAACTGTGGTTGTGCTTCCTGCTACTGTATAGATATCATATGGTGTATCTGCAGCGTTTGGTTCTGCTGCAAAAGTAACCACTTTAAATGTATTTGCCATGTTTGTTTCTCCTTATCCTAATGCTATGGCTAATGCTGTTGGGTCATCTGTTGTAAACCCTGCACTTGTTAAGTAAGTTTTTACAACACTCATATCCATACGTTTAATTGTACCTGCATCACTTACCATTAATTCATCAGTATCAGCTAGACCTGACGCTAGTTCTGTCTGTCCACTTATAACATTATCGTTTAACATGCCACTTTCGACAGCATCACTTGCTATAGTTAAAGCTCCTGCATCACTTGCAGTTGCATCGCCTGACATAGCTGAGTAAATATATTTCTTTACCCTTGTTAATTCTGATTTTACCTCTGTTCCACCTGCACCATCATCAACAATAATTAAGTCAGCATCTGCTAGGTCAGCACCAATATCGCTTGCACCGTCTATTTCCAACGCACCTAGAGCCACTTTACCTGCTGTACTTATAGTACTAAGTTTGCTGTCTCCAATGCTACCTGCTAGTTTAGATGCAGCGATACTTCCTGCCAACATTGCGTTTGTTACTGTGCCTGTATCGCCTGTTCCTACAAGTGTACCTGCATCTGTTGGTAAGACTAATGTGTTGGTTGCTCCTGCAGAGTGCGCTGCCCCTATTAGTGTTTGACCATGACTATTGCTTTCACAGTTAAATCGTATAGCTCCAGGATTTGTATTACCTGTGATAACTACGTGTCCTTCTCCTTTAGCTGTCAAGTTTAGGTCAATGTGTGTGTCACTACCTGACACTTTTAAATCAGGACCTTGTGTAAAGGACGTTGAAGTTGCAGAGTTAGTTACTTCAAACTGATTGACAGCAGAAGATGTAGTGTTAAATATGATCTGCTCGTTACCATTCTCGTCTGCAATAAAGTGATCATTGTCTATAAGTATATTGTGACTGTTGGTGTCGAGGTTGCCGCCTAGCTGTGGAGATGTGTCTGATACAACGTCAGATAATCCACCAAGTCCTGAAGACAGTGATGCTAATGTAACTTTTCTTAATGCACTAGCAGAATTATCATGGATAAGTATTGTATCGTTTGATGTATCAAGAGATGTCTCAGCAGTCTGTCCTGTTATAACATTTGCATTTACCATCGCAGTTTCAACAGCACCACTTGCTATTGTTACTGCACCGTTTGATGCCATAGTTACGTCACCGGATACAGCTACAGGGTTGAAGTTAGTTCCGTCAGCAACCATGATGTGACCACTGGTGTTTGTACCCATAGTGAGGTCATCACCACTTATTGTTAAGTCACCTGCTATTGTAGCATCTGCACCACTAAATGTTAAGGCTGTGGTTGAACCTGATTTAATTATCAAGTTGCCAGAACTGTTTGTAAAAGCTGCATATTGTGTGCCGTCATCTTTTAATACTACATCTGCATCGTTTACATCTAATGTGATATCTGCTTCAGCATCAACAGTAAGATTGTTTGCAGAGATAGTCATGTCTGTACCATCTCCTTCAATCTTTTCGCTGTCACCACCAAATACTATACCAACATTGTTTGGTACGTGTATGTCAGAGGTAGCTGTAAGGTTTATCTTTGCACCTGATGTGATTGTAAGGTCTGTGTTGTCCCCTTCAATCTTCTCACCACTACCAAATGTTATACCGACATCTGCAGGTATTACAACGTCAGCAGTTGCTGTGAGGTTTATGTTGTTGCCTGTTATAGTTAGGTCAGTGCCATCACCTTCAATCTTCTCACCATCATCGCCAAAGGTTAGACCAATGTTAGCAGGAATATTTATGTCACCACTTGAGCCTACACTAAAGTTTATATCTGTTCCATCAGACTCTATCTTCTCAGCACCTGACCCATCAAGGATAAGACCAACATTAGCAGGTATGATAATATCAGCCGTACCTGTAAGATTGATATTGTTACCAGTGATTGTTAAGTCAGTACCGTCACCTTCTATCTTCTCTCCGTCATTACCAAACGTCAAACCTATGTCAGCAGGTATATTGATGTCTCCACCTGTACCCACAGTGATACTTAGGTCTGTTCCGTCTGATTCTATCTTTTCTGCTGTAGCAAAAGTTATACCAACACCTGATGGTATGTTTACATCTGCTGTAGCAGTAAGATTAATATTATTACCTGTGATGGTTAAATCTGTACCGTCACCTTCTATCTTCTCTCCATCGTCACCAAATGTTAATCCAACATTCGCAGGTATGTTGATGTCTGCACCTGCAACTATATTTAGGTCTGTGCCATCACCATGTAGATATTCGCCACCTTCATCATTGAAGTACAGCCTTTTTGTGCTATCAATTACAACATCATCCATGAACTTGAAGTGGTCTTCGTCTTCCATCCACATAAGAACACCGTCTGATGTCTCGCCATCAAAGGTTACGGTAATGTCTGTTCCTGCTGTTCCTGCACCAAAGGTAAGTGTGTTACCTAGTAGTTTCGTTATAGCACCACCCTCACCTGCATCGCCATTATGCGTGTGTCCTGAAGTGTTAAAAACTTCTAGTAATTTATTAAACTCGTTATTAGTGTCGGCAGCTTGAATTGTATTACCATCAGCATACGTAGACTGTCTTGCATCATAAGCGTTACCCATTTATCTTCTAGCTCCTGTTTGATATTCCATCTGAAATCCTCTTAGTGCGTAAGGGGCAGTTGTGCCATTATCATTAACTCTTAACGCTACTGTAAATCCTGAACCTTCTACTGACTGTCGTAACAAAGGCTCTGACTGACCACCGTATGTTGAAGTTCCGTATGTTCCTGTGCCATACACAGCCACAATATCACTAGCTGTTAGTGAGTAGGCTGCAGGTCGTGGACTGTTTGGGTCTTCATAGTCGTATCGTAAAAGCATGTCAGCACTAATAGAAGACTCTGGTTTGTAGCTCACGAGAACACGATGCATGTGTTTACGTATACCCACATCACCGAAACTTAAATCAGGACTTCTATACTTACCATTTATTGCAGTTCCATCAAAGTCATTACCTGATTCTTGTCTGTATACATATCCACCACTACCACCATGTATAACTATTGTTTCTGTTGCTGTTGACACGGTATCCGTTGATGTAGGTCGTATTCCTTTTATTTGTGCAAACTCAAAAGACTGTCCTCTTAGTGATGTTAATACACCTTCTGTTGTTGACTCTGAACCACCTGACTTTGTAAAAAATACTCTGTACTGTGTCTTGTTAGGAACAACAAGCGATGTAAACGCACTAGAGTTTGCAATGTTGTCGTTAAATACAGTTTGAATAGGAGAGCTTATAGTACCAAGTTCAACGTCACCAATTCTTGCTGTACCTGCAACGGTTCTTAGTCCGTCTGGTGCAAGGAATATTAAGTCACCTGCAAATTCTTGTATTGTCTGTCCGTTTACACACCCAATGTTTCTAGTAACAGGTGTCATTGTAAAATCAAAACTTGATGATCCTGACAGTTTAAATATTCTGCTTTCACAAAAGATAAATAAATCTTGTCGGAAAACTTTAAGTCCTACTATGGTGTCGTCAACCTTTATGCTACCACCACCAAGAGCTGCAGAAAAATCACTTTCAATAAAGGGCGAGCTAAACACTATCTCTTGTGGTGCGCTTGACATACCTGCGTAGAACATATGGTCTTTAAACGCTACTACAAACTTAGCTCCTGCTACTGCAGGAGGAAACAAGTCTGCTATTATATCTCCTACTGCGTGATCTGCAGCAACACTGTTTGACGTTGCTCTTGTAACACCTGTAAAAGTATCGGCTGTTGCTGAACTAACTCCTGTTACTGTTTTACCTGTGTACGTAAAAGTTTCATTGTTTATTATAAAAGATCCACTACTAGCAAACTGTGATGCATCTCTTACTGTTATAGTTCCTGAGCCTGTCATGCCAGTGCCTGAGGCTATCGCAACTAATAACGCAGTGGCTTCTCCTGTTCCTGTACTGCTTGGTGTTACATTTGAAGGAGAAAACGAGGTGTTAAATACTGTCGGTGCATTAGCACCGTCGGCTACTATTAGTTTGTCAGTGCCATCAAAGTTAAATCTTTCAAAGGTATAGACACCTGCACTTGTTCTACCACTTTGTCGTTCTGTCCAAGACCCACTTCCTGCAGAAGCTGTAAATATCTTCTCTCCTCTAGCTGCAACTATCTTATCATTAAATATACAAGACAGTAAGACTTCTTCTGTCGAGGCACTAGTCTGTGGAACTACGTTAGTATTATACTTAGCGAAACCATTTATGCGTCTGTAGCCACCGTTGATGTCTGGCTCAAAGTTAATAAGCTCTAATGCTTCACCAGGTTGCATACCAAACGTAGATTTGTTTAATACTAATCCCCCCTGCAAAGGAAAGGCTGCAGGAGATGTCTGCGAAAGATCAGGCATTAATTCAACGCTCCTGAGCTAAAGTATCCTGTGGGTTGTTGTATTACTGTGGAGCGTACATATTCGTATTTATTTATCAATAAACTTTGCATGTTCTTTAGTCCTTGTTCAAAGCGACTAAAATTAAGTTGGTACTGTGTTGTCTCTCCTCTGTACTGATAGACGTATGCTGTAGCTCCATCTAATATCACTGCATCAAACCGTGCAGGAATACTTGTTGTGCTGTCAAATGCCGATAGATCTGTTGGGAAAGAGAAGTAATCAAACTTTAAAGTGTATGCTCTGTTAGGAAACGGAAACAATAGGAAGTTGTTATCTAGTGTTCTTACTATGTATCTAGGAACTGCACCATTATCAAATTGTGCTACAGATGTACCGTTGTCATGTGTAGCTGCCGTTGTTCCGTTAGCACCTCGTGTACAACCTGTTAATGTATTGGTGCTAATACCTGTGTATGTTATCTCTTCGTTTTCTATAAAAATAGTTCCTGCAGTATCAAAGCCTGTGGAACTTGTAAGGTCTATTTCTGTCTCACTAGCATCTAATGCTTCAGCTAGTGTTGTTGTAACTATCTCGTCTTCTTGTGTTATGCTTTCGTTATTAACATATTCGTTGTACTGCATTATCCTTAGATTTGCACCTGATGCTCCTATGGTGCTGTCTTTAACTATCCTAGCTGTATTATAATCTACATGCTTCGCATCAGTAGGTATACTGTATCTAACTATGCCTGGAGATAATGTTTGTGATTTAGTGGTGTGATTAAAGGGATACTGAAACTCCCTTTGATTTATATATCGTATTGATTCATTAACAGCGTTTTGTGCTTGAACCTGTATACCTCTCGCATTGGAGAAGTTAGAAGAGGTGAGTTGCACTTCATTTAATCTCGCTAATACACTATTTGTTAATGATAAAAAAGTTGCCATTCACCTTGTCCTAATAATGTAAGGGGCAAGTTGCCCTGCCCCAAACAATTTATGTAGTTAAGCTAGTAGATCCCTGTCTACTTCATTAGCTCCATCTGCTGCAAAATGAACAGTGCTTTGATTACCCATAGCATCTATATCCATTAATATAGCAAATATACGGATTTGCCCTGTATTAGGAGCAGTTGATGTTGCTTGAAGCTCAAGATCAAGAGTATCGGCAGTTGCACCTACAAAGAAAGGAACTCCTGCTTCTGCTGCAGGTGTAAGATAACCTATACCTGATGACAGAATAGCAGAGTCATCATCAATGTCTGCTCCTGCTATATACTGATCAACATCTGTTATACCTAAATTAACAGTATTACCATCAGCACCAGATTGAACTGATTCAATCATTTCTGCTCCTGCTGTTAATACCATAGTATTAGTAGGTATAGTGATTGCTTCAACAATATCACCTGCGCTAAGGGCATCTAGATCAGCGTGTCCGAAATCTATAGTAGTTTGAACCATGTATGGTTTTCTACTTGGATTACCAACACCTCTAGCATCAACTTTAAATGTACTAATTGTAGCCATTGTATAATCCTCCCTTAACCTGCGTTATATTTGGCAGTCACGATTGCCTCAGGTCTGAGGATCTTTCTACCATATAAGTGCATACCACGCACGATGTCAGCAAAGCTGTCAGGGTCACGGTATGTTTCGGTTTTGCTGAGTTGTTCAGCCGTTGCAACAGCAGAGCCATGTCCTGCAACAATTACACCAAAGTCAGTGTTTTGGTTTGTAGTACCTGATGTACCTGGACCACCACCAACTGAAGGTAAGTTGCTTGAAACATATACTCTAAATCCTGCAAGGTTGTTAAGAACAAGTCCGTTTTGCAACTTCCCTGCTCCACCGTAGTCAGCGTTCATTAGTTTAGAGTTTTCGTCACCTAATAACTCCATGAATACAGGGTCAATGACAAGCCATCTGTCCTGTGTATCCACTTGCTGTTGGTTCAACAGTCTAGCCATACGATTGACCACAACCATTGGTGTTACGGCTGCTGTACCTACAGATGTAGCACCCCCTGTTAGATTAACCACAGGGATACTTTGGTCTGTTGATGGTGAACTTATGTTACCAAAATCTTCTTTTGAAAGCTTCATAGAAGAAAGTAGCTCGTCTGTTCCTGCAGTAGAAACAGCCACAGAACCGTTAGTTTGGTCATTAACAGTGTCTGCTTTAGAGTGTAAAGAAGACTGTTTATAACCTGACATGTAACCAAGAACTTCTTGGTCATATTGGTCAGCAAGTCTATATGCAGCTCTGTCGGTTGCAAGTTGCATAAAGTTTACGTGACTGTGTGCTTCCTCGATGTCATCCATTTTGAAAGCGTAGTAGTTAGACTTATCCACAGTAAGGGTAAAGTCTTCATCGTCAAGATCTTGTGCTGTGACTTGTGTGCCACGAACATAAGACTTAACTGAGATTTCAGGTTCTTTGATAATACGAACCGTATCTCCTTGTCCTGATATTTCACCGAAATAATCAGAGTTAGTTACATCTCCAACAACAGTTGACTTACGGAACGCAAGCTGTACCTGTTTGGAATATATTACAGGACTAAAATTACCGTTGGGTAAGTTTTGATAGCCTGTAGCACTTGAAAAAGCCATGATAAATCCTCCTCTTGGCTAGGTTAAGAACTAAACACTTTGCTATCAGAGGCTACGCTTTTTTAGAGTTGCATCAGGATTTGATTACATGATTTCAAATGAGATGGGTCTATACTTATCGTAGGTAGTCAGACAATATATGTTTGTACGTGTTAGTTATATTTAGAAAAAATGCCTTGTCAACACTTTTTTATCGTGCTGCACCAGATAAATCATATACAAACTTACCTGCTCGCATTGCTTCCATTATAGCTTCTTGGTTTTTAGCATACTCTTTATCTGACATTTTGTCTACTTGGGACTCCCTAAAGTAGTTGTTAGACTCGTCTGCTACTGGAGAAGCCTTAGAGCGAGTGTTCACAGCAGTAGCTGCAGACTTTCTGTTATCGCTCTTTTTAGTTGAGATATCTGCATCTATTTTGTACAAGTCAATAACTCGTGCAACAGACTTAGCATCATCAACATTCTCGTATAAGGCATCCTGCACCCATTTAGGTTGCTCCTCTGCCCAATCGTGGAACTTGTCGTCCTGCCGTATATCTATAAAGTCAGGGTGTAACTTCATAAGTTCAGCCTCAGCTTTTTCTTTTGTAGCCTCTACCCTCATCTTTTCTATATTCTCAAGCCGTTTGTCAAGATCACTTGATCTCTCTCTAGCTTTTTTATCAGCTATACTTTCAACTATACCTGCAACGTCAGGGTACTTTTTAGCCCACTCAGCTATCTCATCTTCAGACTTGGGTAGTACCAACTCATTGCGAGTAGCTTTTGATAGTTGATCTTCAAGAGCTTGGACTCTTTCCTCAGTCTTCTTATCTTTGTCTGCCATGTGTCTCCGTAGATCACCGTATCTCTTCTTAAAAGACTGCTCTTCTTTTGAAAGGTTTTGATCCTCCTTTGAATCCTCCCCTCCTTTTTCAGTAGAAGATACTTCTTTGACCTCTTCAGTAGGTTGCCCACCTTCTTCTCTGGCTTTAATGAGTTCTTGCAGTTCCTCCTCATCTTTTTTGATACGCTCTGCGTTTTTGTTTTTGCGTGAGCGAGGATCAACAAACCCTGCTACTTTTACTTTTTCTACGTTTTCTAACTCTGGCATAATAATTACTCCTATTGTTGGGGCTGATTTTCATCAGGTCGCCTTAGTTTTAACACCAAGTCCTTTCTTGGTGGTACGCTTTTTGGAAGCTACTTTTCTTTTAGGTTTAGTGACTAACGCTCCCTTATTAGCCATTATACTTCCTGGATTAGTTATATCAGGTGGCGCAGAGGATACTCCTCCTCCTGCCGGACTAGTGTAGTCTTGTGATATACCATGCAGTTGATCGAATATCTCACCTACACTTGGTGGTCCTGATCCTATTGGTTTACTTGTATCAGGTGATCCGTCTGCTTTTTTCCCTGCAGTAAGATCTAAAACACTTTGTTGTATGTTTTGTGCATTATCTATAATGCCTTTTAACTGTCCTGCTGTAGCAGTTTGTACGCCTTTAGGTGTGTTTATTTTGTTTCCGTCTGTAATACCAAACATAGCCTTTGTCATCTTGTCAGCAATACTCCCTGAAAAAAGTGCATCTTTACCAAGATCTTTTATGACACTGTCTATCTCGTTAGTGCTTAGTTCTTTAGAAGGGTTTAGGTATTGTAAATCTTTAGCAGAAGTCGCCTGACCCATTGGATCAATCCCACCTAAGTCAAGCATATTTGGTTTAGTTTGCATGGTAGCTTTATAGTCTGCATAAGTTTTTGGCAAGTCCGTAGGTATAGTAAAGTCTTTTTTAGTACCAAACAACCTAGAAAGAAATCCCTGCTGTGGCGCAGTAGTTACTAGATTTTTTATAGCGTTAAATTCTTGCTCACTTCCTACTTTTAATGTCCCATCTTTTAAACCGTCTAAGGCTGATTTTCGTATATTATTATCTTGCATAGACATTAATCCTCCAAGAAGAGGAACATTTCTAACTATATCATCTATACCAAAACCTTGCGTTTGATTGTAGTAGTCAGCATAGTCTTTTCCTGTAAAATCCTCTATGGCTTTCGGCTGTGACAATCTTCTATCTTTATCAATCTGCGCTTGCATCAAAGGATCTACTGTAACACGCTGTCCCATATTTCTTCTTTGTTGTGCTTCGTTTTCAGCCTCTTGTCTATCTCTTTCACCTGCTCTAGGATCGGAAACACCAGTGCCACCCCCACTGCCTCCCTCTGGTGAAAAGCCACTAGGCACAGCACTCATAGGTTTTCCATTGTAATGAGGTATTACTATTGTTCTTTTACCGTCAGGGCTTGTGTAGTTTACTAATTCAAAGCCTGTGCCTGATGGTCCTGTAGTAGAACCATAGCGTTGACCTGGCGTGTACTTTTGTCCAAAGGCTTCTTCATATGTATCCACAACACCACCTTCATCATATGTTTGTAACTGACCTACAGGAATAGGGAAGTCATCATCTACAGGCTGTCCACCTATCCTACCGTCTGCTTCCATTGAACCAAAACCTTTCTTAGCTTGGTTACGCAGTTCCTCAAACTTTTGCACTCCATGAAAGCGTACAACGTCAGCAGGTACAACATACTCACCTTCACTTAGCTGTGCAGGAATATCATCTCTAACTTCTTTTGCCATACTACCTGACGGCACTTCATTACCACTCACAGGATCTTTATTCATGCCATCATCTTTGAGGACACCACCTTCATTCATAAAAGCCATTTCCATTTGTTGTTCCATAACGTCCCCACCTTTTTTAAACATTCGTATTTTTTTATCAGGAGTTTTTACTTTTAAAGTTTTTAAGTCAGACACGCTAGGAGTTTTTACACCCTTAGCTAACACAAGAGGTCCTACCTGAACAACCTCATCTGCTTTAAACACAGGCTTTCCTGTTGCTTTATTATAGAAAAAACTATGTCTAAATGGATTCATACCAACCTGAGTCCACTCAGGATCGTTTAATAATTTTTTTGATAGCTCATGCACATCCTCAGGAACAGCATTGAAATAGTCACCGTGTATCCTGCCTATAGTGGTTTTATCTGCGCCTTTTGCTATTCTTAGTCCACCCTTAGCTGCAGTCATAAACTCAACATTTTTTAATATGGCAGTTTGTCCATAACCAATTACATTTCCTCCTAGCTTTGTTCCGTCATGTAATGAAACAACCCAAGTATTGTAGTTTTCATAAGCAGGAATATCTAGCCTAGAACCAACACGAGTTCCATCAGGTATGTTTTTATTAACACCTACTATACCTTTTGCTACTTTATTTTCATCAAGAGAACCTGCAATCTCTTTTAATGTAGGAAGATTTGGAAAATTTTCATCTGTTATGGGTTGTATAGGTTGATATGCTTTTACAGTATCTCTGTACTCTCTTGATGTTATTTTTCCTTCACTTAACTTTTCTGCTGCCTCTTGAACCTCAGGAACTCTTTTTTGTTTAAAAGGATTTTTAAACTCTTTTTGCCATGCAGCTTTTGCATCAGGATCGTCCATTAATTTTTTAGCATCATCTATATCTGCTTGTCTAAAAGCTTTGGACGCTGCTTTTAAACCTTTACCTGCTATCTTACCTGCTATTGGAATTAACCCTAAAACAGCCGCAGCTGTATTTATACCTGCTCCAACATAATCGCCTCGCTCTACGTCTCTAGCTACATCAGCTACGTCTAAAGCTGTGCCAACGCCAGGAACAAAGCCTAACGCTTCTCTGGTTAAACTAGAGCCAGACTCTTCTTTCTCCTCTGGAAGATTTTGTACTTCTGGCTCTATATCGTCTAGAAAAGGATTAGGTCTTTCCATTGTTCATCATATCTCTTAGTTGCATCATACGTCTAAGAGCAGAGATAGCACCTTGTAGTCTATAGATGTCAGACGGTTTCTCTGTTTGCTCCATAGTTCGCTGATAGTTAATAATGGAT